GTGGTCATGCCTGCGGTGTTGATCACTGCTTGTATTTCATTAAAATCAAACGGAATATGCAGAGTGTTGGCCGGCAAGCTGTCTATCAAATCTGCTTGTGCTGTGTCAAATGCTGTTTGTATTTCAGCAACATCTGTTCGTAAAGTATCACCATCATATAGAACCAAATCAATATAGGTTTGAACAAAAGATTTGATATCTGCCAAAGCCATTGGATTGCTAGTATCGGCGCCGTAGAGATTGATCACGGCCACATGACTGCTGCCGGATATACCATTGGCATAGAATGTATCTTCATTAGTGTCATCAGACAGGTTGTAGCCACGCATAGCTGAGCTACGACTCAATATAATTTGATTCAGTGATGGATCGTCTTCTGGACCACCATCTTGTTCTGATATTCGATTTACTGTGGCATAAAATCCACGATAGGCTGCTGGATCGTTATTGTTAGGGCTAACAATTTTGCCCGGAATAGTTAAAGTTCCATTTGAACTTAATAGAACTGTACTAGTGTCGTTAACCAATCTATCAGCATTAGTTAACGCATAGTTGTTAACAACTATTTCATCACCTTGGTCGTTTTCAGTGATCTGCTGAATGTTTAGCTGATTGTTCTGTGTACTTAATTTAACATTGCCAAGATAGATACTGCCAGTGTTGACATAGATGTGTCTCCACTGTTGAGTAGGGCTACCTAGGTCGTAGGCATTGTTTGTGTCTGGAATAATATCGCCAGGAGCAGTCAGTGTACCATTTACACCAAATTCCCAAGTGTTAGTAACAGTAGTACCGGTTGAGAATCCTGTTACAATTTGAACGGTGCCGGTGGTTGACGCTAGTGGGCCGTTGACTGCTATGCCCGCGACTTGTACTGGTGTAGTCGTCGAAACTACATTCAAGCCGTCTTCGATCCATTGTATACCAACTGCACCTTGCCGTCCTTGAGCAAAAATTCCTACGATAGTACCGGTGCTTCCTACAATATAATCGCCAAATTCGCCACCAATACTTAGATTGCCGCTTGGGAAAGTTAGTACACCATCTGTGCTGAATGTCCATAAACTTTGTGCAGATAAGATATCAATATTATTTGCACTCTGTACTCGAGCATTACCATTGCTAGCTCGAGGAAGATTTAATTGTCCAGTGTTGGCAAACGACCAAGAGTACGGTAATATGCTAGTGACTTCAACTGTAGCTGTAGTATTGCCTTGTCCGCTAGCTGGGATTGTAACTATATCACCGACTGAAAATATTTCTGTAGATTGTATTACAAAGTTACCGCTAACTAATGGACTCGGACCAGATATTGAAGTAACAAAGGTATTAGGATAGTCGGTGGCGTAAGTGGAAGCGGCTAGGTAGTTTGTACCGCTGTTAGTCACAGTTACACAAGTTTGATCGATATTTCCTCTTGTGCTTGCCGGAACGGATATTACACCAGCTGAATCATTAAGTGGTAATGTTAATTTACCGTCTGCACCTAAGATTACACTGTAGCTACCTGTAGTTAATCTATCACTTTGACCAGAACCAGCAGGACCGGTTGGTCCTTGCTCGCCCTGTGGTCCAGGTTCGCCCTGATCACCTTTATCGCCTTTGACACCTTGTGGACCTCCTGGACCAATTGGCCCTTGAACACCCTGTGTTCCTGTATTACCAATGGGTCCTTGTAGTCCTGTTTCGCCTCGAACACCTTGTTCGCCCTGCGGTCCCTGGGGTCCAACAATAGGACCAATATTTTCCCAAAGGGTAGTTAATGTATTCCAGAAATAAACATCTCCATCTGTGGTGTTGATCCAACCTTGTCCAGCAGATCCTATACCCAATGATTCAACTGTAGTAGTTGCACTACTTCCAATTAGTACAAGACTAATACCTTGTGCGCCAGTATCACCTTTGACCCCTTGAATACCCTGTGTTCCTGTATTACCAATTGGTCCTTGAATACCCGGAATGCCTTGAATTCCTTGGATACCTTGTGTTCCGGTATTTCCCTGTATACCTTGAATACCCTGTGGGCCTTGGCTACCAGTATACCCAATGTTGCCCTGTGATCCAGTATATCCCCCACTTGCCAGCTGACCGTTGATGGTAATATTATTATTTTCATCAATCGAAAGTGCTTTTCTGTCAATGTAGATTGTGCTACTACTTACATATAAACTGCGCCATTGACTACTTGTGCTACCTAGGTCGTAGGTTTTATCTTGAGATGGGATAATATTAGAATTAGAAATAATAGTACTAGAAGTCAACCCGGCAATTCTATCAAGTTTAACAGTACCTGTAGAAGATATTTCTAATCTCTTTAAAAGGCCGGCACCTGCATCTGTATGAAAAGACATCCTCATAGGAATTCGAAGACCGGGGGTTCCTTCTACTGCAACATTAATTTGAGCACCGGTAAACGGGATTCCAGAAGTATTAAATGAATCAAAATTAATATCAATGATATCATCGCCGTTTACTGAAACAGAAGTAGCAGTTGACGTTCCTCTAGCCCTCAAAAATGAAAAATTTGATGAATCCTGTACTTCATGAAATTGAAGAAAGTTAAATCCAGTAAATGGTGCATTTGAATGGCCATTCCTAACTATCACTAAACTTCCATCAATTCCACTGATGCCATTTGCTGAATTTGTTCCAATTACAAACGTGCCAGAATTTGTATCGAGTATAGATACTGCTGCACTGCTTTCTAGAGAGTTACCGCCTTGTGAATATATAGGAAAGAATCTAGGAGGACCAGCGACTATAGATGCACTACCAGTAAAACCAGTTGCACCTTGACTACCTGTGAATCCTGCACTGCCTTGAGTACCAGTACTACCTGTGAATCCTGCAATACCTTGACTGCCGGCACTACCAGCAAAACCAGTTGCACCTCGACTACCTGTGAATCCTGCAATACCTTGACTGCCGGCACTACCAGTGTACCCAATGAATCCGCGACTACCAGTGAATCCATTTCCGCCGCCACCCGTAGTAGTACTCAAATAGGCAAAGTTGTTGTTAACTTTAATAAATGCAGATCGTAGGCTATCACCGTTACCGGCATTTGCACTAGATCCTGTATTGATATATTGAATAGCCATTATTTAATCCCTGCCAATTTTCTAATTGATTCGAGCTCAGCTGCTTGTCCTGAGTATTCACTGGCAATTTTATCGTATTGATCCATACTGAGTATGCCCATATTCTTAACACTAAGAATTTTTTCAACTAAATCGTGCAGATCTTGATCTGACTTAACATCTTCTCGGACTAATTCAAACAAGCGTATCAATAATGGAATATCCATTGATACATAGTCTTGCTGATCTTGCATTTCTTTAATGTTTTGTGCTTTAGCTGGATTTACCAAGCTGGAATGAATAATAGAAGAGTGGCTCATGGCAATATTTAGTTTGTATTTTTATAATCCAAATGTAAATACTTGATGTTCCTATCAACAAAAAAGATTATCATGCATTACGTTAGAAAGAGTAGACTAGGAGTAGAACACTCGTATTCGAGAACGAAGACTCTAGCCGTGCTCAAATGTGATGCATGTAGTAATAATTTTGAAAGAGAACAGGGCAAAATGAATTATCGTAGGGTTAGCATTGGCTACCAACATGTTTGTCCAAACTGTAATCAAAAGCAATTTGCACAATCTCGAGGGGTGGAAAGTCGTAAGTTATGGAATTTGCCCGTAGATAGTGACATAAAAATAAACAAATTATGATATTGACTTTTATGGTATTATATGCTATAATAAATACTATGGAACAATATAACCAGCAGTAAACAAAATGTCCACACTAATGCTCAACGCAGACGGAAGCCCAATTTCCTACCTGCCATTATCAGTAATTCCTTGGGAAGACGCTATCAGGTATCTAGTACTTGATAAAGCCACCGTATTGGAATATCACGAAGATTGGATAGTTCGCAGTGAACACTGGGAAACACAGGTCCCATCAGTGATGATTCTAAAGGAATACGAAAAACGCAAGACCACAATTCGCTTCTCTAAGCATAATGTGTTTCTTCGTGACGGCTATGTGTGCCAATACTGCGATGACGAGGTTACTCGCAAAACTGCCACACTCGATCACGTGTTGCCAACTAGCCACGGCGGCAAGACTACTTTTGAAAACTGCTGTACTGCCTGTGCTACCTGTAACGCCAACAAGGGTAACAATAAGAAAATTGTGCCCAAAGTCAAGCCTTACAAGCCAACTTATTTCCAATTGGTTGACAAGCGTAAGAAATTACAATGGGATTTACAATATCCAGCGTGGGCTAACTACCTAGGATAAAAGAAAAGCACCGCAAGGTGCTTTTTTATGACCCAAATTTCATTAAAAACAGTAAGTATTTCTTTTCGTCTACTACGGCATATCCTTCTTTGATGTTACCATGTAGATCTATGTGAGGCCTTAGGCCGTAATTTTCTGCAAGCCAATTATAAAACGCATCAAAGTTCTCAGTCACTGGAAGATTAAAGAGCTTACACCACTCAACTCGTGCGTTACGCATACGCTTCCAGTGACTGTTACGTTTCCTTTTATATTCTTGGAGTGCCTCTTGATCAGAGGCGTGCATGAGAATTTCAACGTCTATCATTTTGAACGATATACTATACGACATTTAGTCAAGTCGTATGGGCTCATTTCTACACGAACTTTATCCCCTTGCAGGATTTGAATTCGATTCTGACGCATCTTGCCTGAGATGTGTCCTAAAACTGTGGAGCCGTGCTCCAGTAATACACGAAACATTGCGTTAGGTAGTACTTCTTCAACCTTACCCTCAAGGCTGATCACATCTTCTTTAGCCACGATTAAACACTTTCTCCTTTTAGTCCTTTGATGACCATTTCTTTAGCTCTCCTATCTAAATCAGCCACTTCGGCTTTATATATATTTACTGCCATCTGAGTCATAAAATCTTTCATGGCAATTTCTCCTCGATTAGTAAAATGACAATATTCAGTGCCTACTTCACTACGATAATAATACCTACTATCGCGAATAAGCTCGCAGAACCCGCCGAACATTAAATTTTTAACAGCTTCTTTGTCCATATTATAGTTTCTCACCTGCTGTAAAACCTCGGAATCGAAGAGCCCGTGGAAATCGGAGGCTGTATACGTCTTCACTATCTTGGCTCCTAGTGATTGCATCTGCTCGCACTTCCAAGACCTGGCCAATGACCGAATCGTCAATCTCGGCTCTCTGGTCATCTGTCCAACCAGAGCCAACATTAACACGGATGAACTTACCATCCTCTTCGCCTTCGCAGATAACTGCACCCATTTTGCCTTCATTTTTACCCGTCCCTGGCTCGATGCCTACAATAGTTAAACTTACTTCAATAAATGGCTTTTGTTTGAGCCAAGCCACGTGACGCTTGCAGACATAAGGTGCATCAATGTCTTTGATCATAATACCTTCAAAGCCTGCATCAATGGCATCCTTGTTGTATTGTTTAAATTGCATTTCGCCCACAGCGGTATCCAGATCAACTTCAATTTGTGGAATAATATCAATATTGCCCACTTTGTCTAGAACTGACTGCATACTACGTAGAAGATTACTACGGCGACGCTGACCCATAATACTCTTGCCTTTACGGAATTCGCTAAGTGGAATAATATCAAAAGCCATTAGTCTAGCATCACTAGCGTCTGCATCGCTTTTACGATGTACCTGCTTCATCAATGCCTGAAAGCTGGAACTAACTACTTCACCGTCAATCACAACACTCCGCTCAAACAGTTCAATGTTGTCTTCAATACCTTTAGTAATGTGTCCAAAGTTCTCTAAGATCTTGCCGTTACGACTATAGACAGTGGCTGTCTTAGCTTCTGCATCAACAATCAGTACTGCACGAACACCGTCCAGTTTAGGTTCAAGCAGTTTCTTGCCTGTGACTTTGCTTTCGTGGTTAGCACCATCGTGAGCCAACATGCACTCAAACAATGGCACAGCGTCTTTCTTAATCTTATTGATAGTCTTTTCACTAACACCGCAACGGAGATCTTTGATTAAGATACGACGGTACCAGTCGTTCCATTGCTTCTGTGTGCTGGCGCTCAATGCCAATTCAATTGCATCACGTGCGGCATCGCCTGTTAGTTGTCGAGTGCGTAGGAGTTCACACAGCTCTTTAAAAGCAACCCAGGGAAGCCCTTGTCCGCTACCACCTGTGCTGGTAGGTACTTTCTTTACACCGAATGTAATAAAAGGACTTAGAGCCAGTTGAAAGCCTTCAAACAACTCTGTGTTGTCAATTTCTGCTTCTAGGATTGCTTCTTTGTTCAGTCGGCTAGCGTGTTCTTCCAAACTGCGGATTACTGCATCGCAAGGAGTTGTCATGTGTGCTTCATAGTGTGTTAATATAAGCTAATTATACAGCCAAATTAAGAAACTGTCAAGTTATTTTTTACCATTTTTAAATGGAAAAACTGCTGCCACATCCACAAGTACTTTGGGCGTTTGGATTTTTTATCGAAAAATTGGATCCGGACAGATCTTCTTTGTAATCAATTTCAGACCCTTGTAGATATTGCATACTCATGGCATCCACTAATAGTTTACAATCACCTACAACTACTTCGAAGTCGTCTTCATTTTTCTCTTCATCGAAGGTGAACCCATAACTGAAACCACTGCATCCGCCCCCTTGAACAAAAGTTCTTAGAGATAATTTTGGATTATTTTCCTCTAATAGTAGGTCTGCAATCTTTGCTTGGGCATTTGAAGTAATATTAATCATGCTAGTATTTATAGGGTAAATATGTTTGGAGACAAAAAAATATGGCATATTCAGATAAAGTTGTTGACCACTACGAAAATCCACGCAACGTGGGAAAATTTGACATAGATGACTCTGTAGGTACTGGTATGGTGGGTGCGCCTGCTTGTGGTGATGTAATGAAACTACAGATAAAGGTTGATCATAATACAGGTATTATTACAGATGCGCGATTTAAAACGTATGGCTGCGGGTCGGCGATTGCAAGCAGTTCTCTTGTTACAGAATGGGTTAAAGGTAAAACACTTGACCAGGCAGCAAGCATTAAGAATAGTGAGATTGCAGAAGAACTCGCCCTACCTCCGGTCAAAATACATTGTAGCATATTGGCCGAGGATGCCATTAAAGCCGCGGTAGAAGATTATAAGAAAAAGCACTGATTTAATGATTACATTAACAGAACAGGCTGCAACTAAAGTTCAAAGACATTTAGAACGTAGGGGTAAAGGTCTGGGTATACGTATTGGTGTTAAAACAACAGGCTGTTCAGGACTTGCCTATGTTCTTGAATTCGTAGACCATGCTCCAGTAACCCGTGATCAATTTGTCTATGAAAGTAATGGGGTTAAAGTTTGGGTCGATGGCAGATCACACCCGTATGTTCAAGGGTTAGAAATACATTGGGTTCGTAATGGACTCAATGAAGGATTCGAATTTAAGAATCCTAACGAACGCGACCGCTGTGGATGCGGTGAAAGTTTTAGAATATGAAATACTGGTCTAGAGATGACACTAAAGAATGGATAGTACAATTAGAACACCGTGTTCAAGACATTGATTACTATCTTAATAAAACATTAGAATGGTGCGAGGATTACGGAGTTGAAGACAACCATGTAGTTTTCATGTGCAGTTTCTTAACCTGTATTTGGGTAAGTCATATGCGCGGCGAACCCATTACCTTTACTGAACTAATGGAAATGCTTGGTGTAGAAGAATGGGAAAGCGATGAGGAAAAAATTTACGAACTTGACGATCGCTGGGGAAATTTAGATTTCCACGAGTTCCTTGAACAGGTAGTGGAAAAATACAATGATGTAGATGACGACAATGAAGATTATGAGTAATCTTTGACAGGACCGCCGTGGGTCTCGCTCTTGCGTCTTTTGCCTTTTAGTTTAACTCCAGATCCTTTTACACCCTGCTTGCCAGTGCCGTCGGTATGATCACTATCGTGTTTTAGCATACCGCGGCTCACGCATTGTGCATACCGCACATTACTTAATCTAGAACGGCCAATGGAGCATTGACTAGCAGTTGGTGCGGCTATTTTCTTTTCGGATAGTAGTTCTATGATTCGCATAGATTTATTTATTTGAATAGGATCAAACTCATAATAACTGTCTGAGCCGCAAAGCCTAAACAGATTGTAGCGATATACAGAAAGTTACGTTCAATTAGTGACTTGAAGAACAAGGTAATCAATGCACTCCAAACAAATACCATTAAGTCCACAGGCGGTAGCTTATCGCTCTGTGCCATTAACACCGATACCAATGTAGGTATACTAGATAGGTGCAGTAAAATAATAGTAACCCATCCCAGCGTATGAGCACTGACATGTCCTAGATGATCTTTAGCAAATTTAACAAGAAATAATACTGCGTCTTTAATTTGATCGATAATAAACATGATAGTCCTTACTTGTAAAAAATGTGGTTGCCGATTTTAGTAATGCGCTCTCTCTTCCACCCTGGATTGATATAATCCCCGTGGAAGTACATAGCCTCTTTTAGACCGGGTAATCTAAAGCCTTCTAGGAGAACTTTTTTAGCGACTTCTTCGCTTTCTTTAAAAGAGGCCTTATTAAGAGCTCTAGCCGTAACGGTCCTATCACAGACCCAACTAAATTGGCAAAGTACTTTTTCGTAGACAATATTCTTTTGGTAAATTGTCTTGCAGATATCGCTAGGATACAAGCCGCTTTCAGTCCTATTAATAGTAACTTGTGCAACTGCAACCTTGCCTTCGAATGGCTGATTACCTGCTTCGTAATAGATGTTCTTGGCTAGACAAGCCAATTGTCTTTCGCGGAGTTCTGTTGTAATTTGAGAACTATCTGTTACTTGATAATTAGATTGCTTATTAGCAATAGCCCATTGTAATAGGGATACAGATCCATATACAGCTAGAATCATCAGCATTGCTGTGATAATCTTCAACACTATTGAAGAAACTTGCACTGGTTTGTCTTGCTCCCTATCTAGCGTTAACTCAGTCATAAAGACCTCCTTTTTCGTTAGTGGTAAAATAATTATACAACAATGACTATTATGCAGTCAAAGTTGGTAAAAAGCAACCGGTTTTGGTAAAATCTAGGATTACTTAACGCCAATTAGCATGAATCTGGTAAATTTCCACGAGGGATATTTAAATTCACGTTGGCCTCGGTACAGTAAGGTACTAACTGGGTAAGTTTTAACAAACTCTTCCAAACTACTGCTGTGTATGTGGTGATCTTCATGCGGCATATCGTTACCTTGCAGAGCAACTGTAGTACCACTAGGAATGTTATTCCACCAATCTAAACATTCAAAATGTTCAGTGCTGGTATTTATAATTAGGTCTGGACCGTTCCAATCTAGATCCAGCAAGTTGCAATCCTGTGTTTTAGACTTAAACTTCCAATTGTCTATAACCCAATTTTCGTTGATCATGTCCGCTACCGCTTCACATTGTGGATCTAGATCATAACTGCGTATTTCACCTATACGAATGTTACCTCTACTCTGTAACAGAAATGCTGAGATACCATACCAGCCTCCATAAATCCATACAGAGTCTATAGAATCAAACAGTCGTTCCAGTTCTTCGCAAAGCCAAATTTTGCTACCAATCTGGCCACTTGAAAAAGCATCCTTGTTTACCATCATACCTTAATTTCTATATGTTTAACAGGACTCCAGTCTTGCCATACTCGCTGTTTGGTGTGATACAATACTGCTCCTAATGCACTACTAGGGTCTCCAGGATTTGGTAAACTCCAGGTATGTTCAAAATTCTTAACAACTTGTTTATTAGCAAGGCTATTCATAGCACAGCCACCCATGTAAACTAAGTTATTAGTCTTGATTAACTGTTTTGCCTTATACATAACCAGTTCTACCTGAAACTCAAACATGTCTTGAACTGCGGCTGCAAGGTCACACTTTGCTTGTTCAGTCCATGCGTCACAACTCCATCCAAGAACACCTCGATGGAAATTGTAATCTAATTCCATAATACCAGGCTTGAAGTAGGATGATATGGTATCTTTAAACCTTTTAGGATTTCCACGTTCTGCCATTTGTTGGAATAGGTATTCATCTCGAATGGGCTGTAGACCAACAAACTTAGTAAATGCAGAATAAAACAGGCCTAGGCTGTGTGGGTAGCTGCGGCTCCATACTTTCTTCAGCTCTCCGTGGCGGCCTTCCCATATTGTGGCAGACTCAAACTCACCTATTGCATCCAATACAACAACAGCACAATGATTGAATGGGCTTGTATAATACCCGGCGGCTGCATGACTAGCATGATGCGGAGTATATGTAATAGGTACACTACCTAATCCACATTGCTTCATACTACGGCTGGGCAATACACTCATATCAAACGCTGTACTATATTGCCCGGCCTTTAGTTGACGTGCTTTCTTTACCCAAGGTTGCTCGTACCAAAAGATTCGATCTGGCTTGCCGCTGTGTTCTAATTCGTGTTGTATAAACGATTCAGGTAACGTGTCTTGTATAGACTGCGAGCTCGAGATATATTTGTCGTTATGGAATATGGCTAGACTACTGCCATGATTAAGTGAGTTAATTCCCCAATGTATCATTTGTAGATGAACGGGTCACGTTTACGCGATTCCTCGAGACGTTGTTTAAAGAGTTTGCGTTCTCGATACCAACGTAATGGATTTTTTAAAAATTGTAAAAAGTTTTTCATATAATTTATTTACGCTCAATATCCGACTCGTCGCAAAATGTACCGTACTGAATCTCTACAATTCTGCAGGGCATATCAAACGGGTTTGTCAATTGGTGCCAATCGCCTTGAGCAATTTGATAAGACATGTGTTTAGATAGTTCAACTGGCGGAAGTGAATACCCGTTGGGCATTGTGGAATTTACCACACATTTGCCTTCGGATACTAACCAATATTCACTCCTATGATCGTGTCTTTGCATACTCAATGACTGTCCCGGTTCCACTGTTAGTTCTTTAACCTTAGCGCCAACAACTTCGTGTAGTACACGATAGTATCCCCATTGTCGAACTGTCTTGGGAGCTTTCCATTCTTCTAATATCCAGCTACTAGAATTCTTTTTATCTTCACCACCTACACCAAAAGCAAACTCAACATCATCGAATACCATTTCGGGAATGTTGTCCCGGGTGCGATCGCCACCGTTAGCAAAGATGATTTCGTGACCAGGATAGGATTCTCTAACTTTGCGAATTGCGTCAATTGCAGTTCCGTCGTCATCGTTAAAACTGATAACTCTATCAACATCATGCAGATGAGCAATAATGTTAGCACGCTCTTCCCATGGCATAAACGCTCGACCTTTTTTGCGAGTTAGCCAGGCATCTGAATTGACACCAACAACTAATTTGTCGCCTAGCTCTCGGGCGGCTTTAAAGTATGCGGTATGACCGCTATGTAGTGGATCATATCCACCAGTACATACAACTATTTTCATTCGGCCTCACAGTTAATCATTATAGCAGTACTTATTATAAATACACCACAAGGAAAAAACAATGGATCAAACGCCCGGAAAACCGATTAGAACATACGCAGAAAATGGACAATGGAGAGATTGGAGCACAGATGAGTTAGTGGGTGCTAAACTAAATTACATTTCGGGTTGGAAATGTGGTGCAGGTGTTGACAGCCTATTCATTGATATGGACGGATTTGTTTGGACAGCTAGTTGTCGTGTGGGTGGTCGTTTGGGAAATGTTTTTGAAGATTTCAGGGTGCCTGATTCCTGGATCAACTGCACTAGAAACGTTTGCAGTTGTGGTGCAGACCTGTTTATTCCCAAGACACAGAAAATAGATTTTAAGCCGTTGTTACGTAGAGGTCAAGGACTGCCAACAGTCCCAGAACTGCGTAACGATACACTAACAGATTTTGTTGCAGTAGAACGTACTCATGCAAGTACTCAAAAACAAATCTATTGGGAAATTAGTCGCAGGTGTAATTATGACTGTTCCTATTGCTGGCCGTGGATACATAATAAAACAGATCCGCATAAATCATTAGAAGAACTAATGAAGGCAACGCACAATCTAGAACAGCACTTTACCAAAGGCGAAAGCGTTAACTTTATCATCAGCGGTGGCGAACCCACTGTTAACAAAGATTTCTTAGATTGGTTACGTTACCTAAATGCTATGGGGCATCATGTTAGTCTGCACAGTAACGGAAGTCGTTTACCAGAATATTATAGAGAGATCATTCACTATGGCGACTTGAATCTTAGTGTACACTTCGAATTCTATGATAGAGCAAAGTTTGTTAAAGTAGTAGAAGCAGTTGCACATGAGAAGGCAACAGCAGGGGGTAACGGGCATCTTGAAATTAAGTTTATGATGGCACCTCATAATCGCGAAGAAACTCTTAGTCTTGAAGAAGAATTAAAAGCATTGCCTCACTTTACAGATTATTGTACATGGGCAGTTGTACCAATCCGAGGTGACTTAAATAATAAGAACAGTGCTCCTAACCAAGGTTCAGGTAGTGAAGTTATGGAAGGTTATACTAAAGAAGATTACATACTATTTGGAGATCGAAAGTAAATGGTAATGGATAAAGATACGTGGATTGCAGAAAATGTATTTCCAAAAAATACACAACCTAACGAGAGAAAACTTAGACAAAATGTAAAATCAGTTGAAGTAGCAGTTGCTACTAGAAAAACTAAAATAACATTTTGTATACTAGGCAGCTGGGCAATCTATATGCCTCCTTACAATCTTTCAAGATTGTCAGCTCTAACTAGAGAAGCAGGGTACTACACACGAGTGTTTGATTTTAATGTAGAGTCTCATTATGCATTAAAGGATGCAAATCCAGATTTAGCAGATGCATGGAATGGAGCCAATTATTACTGGTGGCAAGAACCTGAATATTCTACAAGAATTTTCCCCACATACGAACCTATCTTAAAAAATTATTTAGAAAAGATATTAGAAGAAGATACAGATATAATTGGGTTTAGCACGTATTATACTAATTTTCATGCAACAGAGTGGATGATTGATGAAATTAAAAAACGCAAGCCCAATGTTACTATTATTATGGGTGGGCCGGAATGTCATCAACAGAATTTTGTAAAACCTAAAAATGCTGATTATTATTTTATTGGCGAAAGCGAACAACATATTTTAGATTTTTTAAACAACTGGGAAGCCTCGATCAAGCCATCACAACCCGCAATCGGTAGTTTGTACAGCGATACCAGAATTGATATTGACAGTTTACCATACCCTGACTATTCAGACTTTGATTTAGAAAAGTATTGGGGCAGGAATTCGATTTGCGCTGAAATTAGCCGTGGTTGCATTGCCAAATGTACTTACTGCACAGAAGTGTACTATTGGAAATTTAGAGATAGAGGTGCTACAACAGTTGTAGATGAATTAGAATACCAAGTTAAAAAATACGGAATTAATTTTGTATCGTTCGTTGACAGTTTAATGAACGGCAATTTAAAAGAATTTAAAAAATTCTGTGAAACTTTAGTTGAGCGTGATTTGGGCATAACTTGGTGGGGATATGCTCGTGCCGATGGAAGGATGGATTTAGAATTTTACAAGTTAATGAGGGCTGCCGGTGCCCAGGGATTTAACTACGGCATTGAATCTGGCAGTGATAAAGTACTGAAACTTATTAATAAAAAGAATACAGTTGCTGAGATTAATCAAAACATTATCGATAGTGATAAAGTAGGCATGCGTGTATCCGCATGTTGGGTAATAGGTGCTCCTGGAGAAGACATTGAAGCATTTACACATAGCTTTAATATGTTATGGAATCATCGTGCAAGAATTTTGGCAGTTAGCCCCGGCCCCGGCCTCGGCGACAATCTAGGTTCCGATTATGACAATCGTGAAAAATATAATATGAACCCTAGGGGCCAACAATTTTTAAGTGGTTGGTATACTCTAGATATGATGAATACTAGATTGCACCGTATGGTTAGAATTAAACTTATGCACATCTGGTTATATTTGTGTAAAAAGTTCGGCGGCAGAGTAGACAACGTTCATTCAGTCGGTGATATTACTGATCATTTTTCTGTAGAGTTTCTTGATGACAATACGCTAAACGACAGCGTAGAATATGAAGATTTTGACTATAACATTATCAAATCAGGACATGGGGATTTTGCTGATAGTTTGATGAATGAAATATTTGGATTTTTAAGAATGTTATGGCGAGTAAAAGGTGGATATGAAATCACCGTCGAGTTTAATGATACATTAGATCACAAAGATTTTATATTTGTCATTAACCCAGAGAAGTATTCATACAGTTCAAGAATACGATTTAAAATCGATGATAATGGTAACTATGATGTTTTGAATACTTATAAATTTGAAAATTTTGACAAATCGGTAGTCGATCAGTCTAATTTTGAGTATGTATATGAATCATCTGGTCAATGGAAAGATATTAAAAAAACTAAAACTAGAAAAGTTTTCTATATAGAATCATCGAGTCGCCCAATTCAGCTCCCATTAGAAAGTTGCTTCTCATCGATGGGTGTATCAGAAAGACAAGTATTACACGAAATTTCTAGAAATATAGAAACAAATGGAGTTGTGGTTGATATTGGTTCTAGTTTAGGAGGACGATCTGCCATAATAGCTAACGCCAATAAAACATTAACAGTATATCTAGGTGACCCATATTCAGAAGATGTTTTAGCTGACTGTAAAAATATGTTAAACGAACAGTGGTTAAAGGAACAACTAATTGATGTTGGAAGAAACCTAGGATATGATAAAAACAAATCGATAGAAATACTAACTACGTTAAAAGAAAATTTTGATCACGACATTACTGGTAAATTTGCAAGAAGAGAAATTATAAAAAATTACCCAAATATTACAGTAATCGAGTCTTACACAAAACCAGAGTATTTTAAATGGCCAGCGACAATTAATATGTTAGTAATTTCCTTATCTGATACAGAAAGATTGTTGAACAGTCTAGAATACTTTTCTAAAATCTTAGCCGAAGATGGAAAGATACTAGTTCACTTATATGGTATTCACGATAATATCACCGATGCTGTAAATAAGTTTATCGGGACTGAATGGAAAATAACTCGCCAAGTAGAAACTTTAGTGATTATTAAACGAGAGGTTTAACTTTATCAGCAACAACTATGGCAAATTCTTTAACTGCCTCCAGACTAGGGTGGCGGTTGTCTGGTGATACAAACTGTTTTCTTTCGGTAATCAGAGTTTGCCAAGATTCTGATAGCCAGGGGTATTGATTTTTGTTAAAATTAATCCACTCATCTCTATCAAAACATTTTTCGTGGTTAAAAGGAATACAACTGTCACTAAAGCGAGTGTTCGAATACATCATGGTATCAATGTCTTCGATATCAAATATTTTGCCTAGACTTTTCCAAAATGTATAAGATATATTGTTTGATTTTAAATAACTCTGTAAAAGAAATACATTCTTAAAGAAATTATAAAAATGATCTTTTGTGTCAGGGTTTATTATAGTTTCTTTTATATACTCACGGTACTCTTTATAACTTTTATCATCTAGGTGAGCACAAGTTAAATTAAAAAATAACCTTCTTTCTACTAGCCACTTAATACGTCTAGTAAATTCTGTCCAACCTATACACACATGATATTGTTGACGTTCTTCTAGGGATAATCTATTAAGAAATCCTATTGTCGTCATGGCAATATTATCATTTGAATTGCCGTCTACAGATATATCAGTTACATCTGTAGTTAATAGTTTTTCAAGTTGACCCTTTAAATTATCTACAGGTCTTAAATTTGAATTATAATGTATTCTATATTGTTCTATCTGATTAGTGGAATATATGGGATGTATCTTTCTAGAGGCAATATATTTTACCCAATCAATATCAGGATGATGTATGTTCCATGTTAAAGCATCGCCGGCTACGAAACTACATCCGTTTAATAATATTTTTTTCATTTAATGCTCTAACCTCGATAGCTATTTGCCGTTATAATATTTATTATTCGCTTATTAGTTTCAGTTTCTCTAGTAAGTTGTTTTTGATACCAGTTCGCAATTTGCTTATTAACAAAATGATCTAATTTTTCCCAATTACCGTGTGCTACAAAATTTGAAAAATCAGTGGGTTTAAGTTCTGCAACACGAGGTCGTAATGTCTGTAATATTACACTAAGATCACTACTAGGCAGTTTCCATATACTTAAATGTTCAGGATGATGAATAGTATTATACCACAAATTAACGCTATTTTCAGTTGTAAACTTTACAAACTCCGGCATTTCCCACCAGTTGTTATTCATGGGATTGACCATTACACTAAGTCCACGATTATGTTCTTTACAGTACTGATTAAATGTTTTAAAATTCTCCATCAGTGTATCAAAATCACCGTTGATTCTAATGGCTTCATAATTGTCTTTATCTAGACTATCGATACTAATATTCAAACTTATGTTACATTTGGCCAGTATTTCTCTAACCTGTTTATTATATACTGTGCCATTAGTAGCGATGTTAATTCTTAAGCCAGGATTAATCTCTGCAACCAACATGCAGATATCATATACAATCTTTTGTGCAAACGGTTCTCCACCATTAAATCTAAGTTCTTCTAGGTGAGGTATAAACTCTTTTAGTTGTTCTACAAAGCTATCATCATATACCTGCGTCATAGGAGGCAACTTGTCTCTGTTCTTGCGTATGCCAGAACTCAATCTACCCTCACACATAACGCATTCTAAATTACATTGATTACTAAGTTCTAACTCTAACAATGTAGGATATTCTTTTACCGTAAACCCATCATAGGCCATAGCTAGTGGCCATGTGTCTGCTTCTATCTTCTGCTTGCATACTCTGCACTCACTTTTGAAAATACCTTCTTTTAGATTGTTTCTATATTCAGTAAACTTTTCTCCAAACCATATATCTTTAATAGATCTATTAGTGGACCATTTGTCTAATTTGCCTACTAATAACCAACAGGGTGCTACATTTCCCTCTGTTGTGAAATACATATTATTATAAGGTGCAATGCACGGACTAACAGTGTTTATATCTCTGCTTTGGTCAAATGCTTTTCTTTTTGTGTTATATTCTGCAATTTGATCTGATGTTAAGTTATTCATATTTGCATCCCATAATCATTTGGCCCCATTCTCCGGAGACTTCGTTGAAACTCTGATTTCTGAATTTATCTAACTCAGTTGTCCTAGTAATAAATTCTTGGATCAGATTTTCGTCTTCGCAGGGCAAATGTAAAAAGTTTTTAACTTCAACAAACTCTGGGGATGTTAATCTACTGTCAACAATCTGCTTGAGTTTTACAGGTAGGTTCTTGATACTATTACAAGGATGATAATGTAGAATATTAAAGTGAGCGTATATATCAAATTGCCTGCTCCACTCCAGATATTCTTGCATATAATAAACGTTATAGATACTAACTGTTGGGAACAAGGTCAATGAGATATTATTGTTTAACGAGCGCAGTTCTATAAACTTCTGTAAGTTTTCTTCTATTGTTGCCCATTCTGCTGGGTATCGTTGATATTCCAATCTACGACCAATATCATCTATTGATAAACAGATTGTTACATGTTTGAATTTTGGCAACAAGTTAATAAACTTCTTATTGAATAGGGTGCTGTTTGTGTTTAACAATAATGTGATTTCTTTTGCTCTACCACTATTGATTAATAACTCTAAAACTTTAATATTTTCAGGACTGGCCATCGGTTCGCCGCCAGTTATTTCAATATGTGATAGTTCATTAGCCCATTGTCTAATTATCGGCTCATTAGCAGTGCCTAGAATCTTGTTTGATAACCAGTATTCGCCGTCCTCTACCTTGATATTAAATTGCTCTTGATATTCTTTTAAGAACGTGGAACTAGCTTGTACACCACATATTCTACATTTTAAGTTACAAACATTATTGAGTTTTAAATCAAGTGCTAGAGGTCCCTTATTGGCTTTAGCGGTAAACTCAATATCGTCTAGTGACATATTTCTATGTTTAGCAAAACTTGTTCTAAAACTAGGCACACCGGCGGCGTCTTCGTCCCAGCAAGTTTGACATTCTCTGGGCTGTTTACCATCTAAAAATGCTTGTCGTAAATTTTGAAATCGTTGATCATTCCATAATACATCTAGACTGCCTTCTTTCATATTAGGCAGTTGATATTCATTTGAAATATCCGGCTGTGCAAACTTACAGCACGGACGCAGTGAGCCATTGACGTCTGTAGATAGATTGATCCAAGGTAATGGGCAAAATGTTTTAGGTATCATATTTTTTTATTATACTATAAAATTCTGTAAATGTTGATTGAAAAGATTCCCGTCTGTATTCATCGTGCATCTGTGTTTTCTTAAAAAAAGTTTTCAGTAATTCCACGTTATGCTCCGAACCATACATAAAGTTAATAATATTTTCTATACCGGGTGATTCCCTGGATATCAAATTTGTAAGATCAATAGACAGTAACTTTTCTTTTACTCTATCCTTAACTTCAGTAGGAAGATTGACAATAGAATAATGATGTGGATAATGTACCATGTTAAAAACTAATTCGATGCCTAAATCTCTAATTGCCTCAACAAATTCTTTCAAATAAAACACGTTTAGAATTCCCACCGTAACGTATATTCTTAACTTCATATTGACGTTGTGGAGTTTCGCAAATTTTTTGTACTGATGAATGTTGTTTAGGGATTCGTCCCACTTGGCATTTTTCCTCTGATACTCAAATCTTTCTCCTATATCATCGATACTGAAGTTGATAATAACTTCTTTAAATTTCTTCCACAATTTAAAAAAATCTTCGTTACAAATGCTTGAATTAGTATTGTAGTATAAACTAGTATTAGACGGCGTACCGTGACCATACATAATATCTAAAATCCTATCATGCTCTTGTTGCATTAACGGCTCGCCACCGTAAAATTCTAAGTAATCAATGCCAGGGGCCCATTCTTTAAGAATAGTTTCATTTTTTGGATTTTCTAAAAACTTTTCTTTAGAGTTACCAGTAAAGGATTCCATAGTACCCATATCGATGATTTTTAAATCTTTAATTTCTTTAATCCACTGACTGCTTAAAAATGGTGTACAAATTCTGCATTTAAGGTTACATAAATTACTCAGTTTAATATCTAATGTTTTTGGATACACCCTGGGAATGTGATGAAAAAATGTTGCAAATGGATGTTCTTTACCACCAGCTTCTCTAGTTAATCGCATACTTTGAATTCCAGCAGCTTCTTCATCCCAACAGGCCTTGCATCCATCCGGGCGTTCATTTCTTAAAAACTTATCACGAAGTTCTTGAAATTCTTCTTGTTCCCACAAAGCTCCGATGTCGTCAGTTGGCAGCTTAGGTACATTATCTTGCCATGATGCATCGCCTACTTTATACTTACAGCAAGGTCTTGCCCTACCATCAGGATCCAGTTGAAAATGAGCAAAGGGATATAAACAAAAATTATCTGGCACCTTCTGTTCCAGTAGTGGAGTCCATGGGTCGCTACTAGCAAGTATGTCACTGATGCCTAAATTATAATCTTTATCTAATTCTTTAGCAATTGCCCTAGGAATAGCATTTTCTGTTTTATCTCGAATCTTGAATATTTCTATAAAAACTCTTTTATCCATGATATAATTCCTTGCACATGTTATGAAATTCTTGATACTCGGGGAACGTTTTTACTAAGTTAAGATTACGTCTTTGATCAAAAGTGTTGTACCATTCGTAGAACTTCTTTCTATCCGCTGTATAATCACCTGTATTGTTTTTCATACTTTCTTTCAAACTCTTTAGGAATATCATATATTGATCATATCGTCCAAAGAAATCGGTAACGTTCGGCATTCTAGATACATGTTGCTCCATGTATTCAATTGTATCATTTAGATAGTTCGAAAATTCTGGAGGCAGTATCATTGGGTTTTGCCACGATGGAAAATTAACAATATTCTGTTTTAATCCAACTGGCCTATTGTACTGATCCGATAAGTTAGTTGCGTACTCGATAAAATCTTTTGTAGTAGCGATGCTCAACGCACTAATCGACATTAAAAACCCAACTTGAAATTTAGTATCAGTGATCGAGAACAGTTTATGTACGTTTGAATTAAATCGATTCCATGAAATACCGTTTCGAATATATTCTGCTCGGTCATTTAATGATTCCATGCTGATCAATATTTCTAGATCAAATGCTTCAGTAATCTTCGGAAGTCTTTCAATGAACCTATTAAAATAATTTGCTGGAGTATTAAGATTTGTCACAATACATAGAGTTGGTCTTAAATTCTTAATAGGCATGATCTCAGTAATACGATCTGCCATACGCTCTACATATTCATAAAATTCAGGAATGATAAGTGGTTCTCCTCCTATCATATTGACACGATGTATGTGCCAGCAGCCTACCTTATCAAACCATTCCCAATACTTTGTTTCAAATATAGATGAAGATTTAGGAAACTCCCTATCATACTGTTCTTGAGTAATTTCTCCTAACTTGATCAGTTCAGTTGCCCACTGTGTTGAATAATGATGATTACAATACATACATTTTAGATCACAGGTATTTCCCAAACTAATTTCCATCATGTAGGGTTTCTTAGCTTTTAGAAAAGGATGATCTAGTGAATTAATTTTTCCCAATTCTGCTCTAACGTTCTCTTCTGTATATTCCATGTCTCGTGGAATGACTTTTTCACGTTTTAAAAAATTCCAAAAGTTTTCAGGCTCTCTTGGACTTTTCATTCCTCTGTCTTCAAGGTTCCAGCAGCTCTGACAATCAGAGTGGCGTACTCCTTGGATTAGGTCTAACCTGCTTCTAACAAGATGGTCGTTGTTGAGAAAAGCATTAATACCTTTTTCTTGTAACAGTGATTCGGGAATAGGTACTGACGGAGTGCGGCAGCAACTTCTAAATTCACCTCGATCAATTTGAAATATAGGATAATTCCATTTGAACTCACACATAGTATCCATTGGATTACCTTTGCTAGGAGATTCGGGTAATATTGGTATTGTTTTCATTTGGTGTTTTTAAATTTTTGATAAAGATCTAGTAGTTGATCGTAGTTCGTAATAAGTTTACTATATGGTAATTCGTGTACTGGAAAAATATGTGCATTTTTCATTACGAAACCTAACTGTTTAATATCGTTAGATATGTTATCATATCTAAGTTCAATAGTCTCAACTATGTCGCTAATCATCCTCCTACTAATATCATCTCTGACTGCCATGAGTAGTATTCTTGTAAAATTTTTTGGACATATAGTAAATGGTTCAATCTTTGTTTTGTTTTGTTTGCCTTGAAAGGTAGTATGATATTGATTACCATTCTCTTTAAACAAATGTACAATGGATGTTTGATCCATTACTGCCCAACTTAGTGCTCTTGAAAATACATCCCTGTGCAAAGAAATAAATTTAAAATTACATGCTTCTAAATTTTTAACAAGTTCTAAATAATCGATAAAGTTAAAAAAATAATCCTGTGGGAATAGTCGCATAGTTAATGATTGACTATGATCTCCGTTTACTATCATAGACATTCTATCATTAACCAGTTCTTGATCAGACATACGTTCTTGTTTTCCAGGAACGATTTGATTGTTCCCAGTCAACACAAATTGTTCATTTTTAGCAACATACGGATGAAAAAATTCACCCAATCTCCGCGGATTCACACCTTTATATTCTAGATTTCCTAAAACAACAAATTCTAACCATGTACTACCACTTCTTGGTCCGGCAACAATACAATATCTCATGTCTTTTCCTTACTGCTCATTATATCAAAATTACAGTGGCACATTGTGCTACCACATACTACTGGACCAATTGATAAGTTTAACTCGGGGTCAGTAATGCGACCAATCATGCCACCTTCCTTGCACCAGCCTCTATGAACGCTGCCATCCTTATCAACAATTAGTTGTTCAACTCCTGCATAGCATTTCCAACCCGACCAGTCGTTTGTTTTGTCGCTGACAAATCTTTGTGCGCTGGATACTTGTTTGTTACCGTCTGGAAAGAGTTTAACCATCGCACCGCGATAGTAGTCAAAGGTCTTTGTATATTTGATATGTTTAACAATCAATTCGTGTTGCTTGTCAAAGATTTTCTTTTGGAATTCATTATAGTCGTATAAAGTATCACCAAAGTCATGTATTAGTGGTTGTAATGCCATTGATATGTTGCCCAGATTCTTAACCTTATTAGCTACAGCATAACAGAAGTCAAACTTCTCGGGACTCATCATAATGTTTACGTGAGTGCGTAGATCATTGTGTAGTATCTTAACAACTTCGACAAAATGTTTTTCATCAGCTTCTTCTGGATGGAAACTCAAACACACATGATCAAAATATTGTTTGTTTTCTTCCCAGTAACGTAGTGTACGACTGCCGTTACTGATTAATCCAACTTTAACACCTTGCTCTGTGCAGAACTGACACAGTTCAATAAAGTGCTTGTATAGCGTAACTTCACCACCTGTGAATTCAAAGTATAATTTCTTATTAGGGTGTGCCTTCTTAATCTTTAGAATAAAATTCTTAATAACATCTAGCTCAGGCCAAGGAATAGATGCATCGTGTAGATCTTTTGGACAATAGCTGCAACTAAAATTGCAGGTATTACCCAAACACCAATTGACGACAAACCAATCTGCATGTTCTGGGTTTGAGTGGGCTAACTTTGTGTATACTGTAGGATCGACTACAATCTCTTCTCGCTTAACAATCTTAATAGGCTTATAATTAAAGACTGAAGGCTTCTCATTTTTAAACATTGTATATAACCATTCTCCGTTATTTATTTGCTGTAATTCTGGTGTATCGTAATTCTTATCAAAGAATGCAACGGCTGCTGCTGCTCCAGCTAGGGCATAATTACCATAGGGTTTATCTAGTCCAACTGTTTTCCATCTATCTAATCTAAAACTGGCATCCTTGTCATTGGGGTCTTTCTTGATTGCATCACACAATTTAACAACTTCTCTAAAGGCACTGCGCCAAGTAGAGTATTCATCTGTATTAAATGCTGTAATGTTACTAACAGTATCAACTACCTTTAACTTAGATGCTACTGTTGAGAACAAGTCCAGTGTATTCCAACTTTTAATTTTAGTTAATGCTTTTCTAGGAAAGAGCTTAACTCCACCATACCCATATGTTAAATCGTTTACAGGGTTACTACTGTGCCAAACATATGCACAGTCTCTATCAAATATACCAGGCTGAAAGTTAAACTGCCAATCGTCAATTAAATATGCATCTCCGTCTACAACAAAGAACATGTCTGTCTTTGCTAACTTAGCAGCTGCCTTGTGTGCATTAAAGATACCTTTAACACCATCCACACGTTTTGCCCACGGAGCTTTCTGTAATACCCGTTGCCAGTTAGTTTCTGCATTGGACTCTTTATAAGAAATAAAGACAACATCTAATTGATCCGCAAACAAGGGAGTTACAAAGCCTATTTCTTTTTCACCAGCAGGGCTATTAGTAGCCTGCATCTGAACACACCAAACTTTAGGGTCACTATTGTTTAGATACCATACATGTTTGTAGGCTAGATCATGCCAAGGAATGATATAATCTAATTCATATTTCATCTTAGGAAGATCTGAATTGTGTTCTATAGTAAATGTAGGACTTATGTAATCTATAATTTTAGATCCAACCTGATCAGATGTAACTTGAATTTTAAACGCCCAGATGTCTTGTTCGCCATCATTTAAATGTTTTCTATCCAACATCCAGACATGTTCATACTTAAAATCATACCACGGAATAACATAATCTAACTCGTAGTCTAAATTAGGCAACACTGGATTATATACGACATGATACTGCGGGCTTACAATTCCCATCCATTTCCATTCTTTGGGCTTACGCCAATTGGGAGTAAATTTAACCACCCACATACGTTCAGTTAGTTCAGGAGTTTGATGCATAGGATCTAGTTCATATGCACATTCGTTAGACAACTCCCAGAAAGGCGGATAGCACTCGTCTAGGTTGATGCCTAGACCGGGTAAGTGTTCATTGAAATCAACAGCAACGTCCGGAGTTAAATATCCCATATCTTTTATGCCTGTAATTGCTCTACCGGAAGTATGTACTGACATTGCCCAAACTTTGTCACCAGTAGGATCGAATCTAGGATCAACGTACCAAACTAGCCGGTAATTTCTTTCCCACCTCTCAGGTTCGTAGGAACTAAACGGATCATCCACAAAGGTCATTAATTTATCTAGCTCTGGATTCTTTGCCCAGACGCTTTTAGGTTTAACAATCTCTACAGTTTCGTAACCGTGGTAGGGATACCACCCATCTTTGAATAATTTAGCGACCCAATCACCTTGATAGGTAAACACAATGCATTTTCTACTGTGTGGAATTTCTTCTATATAGTGCTTAAGACTGCGGTGCCACATGTCCTCTATATCACGGTTTGGCAAAATTGCTAAAAATTCATCACGGCCTTCACCAAGTTCATACAATTGAAGGTCGTAGTGAAGATCATTGCCTTGCCATTTTACGACAGCAACTTGATCAGATGGGAGTTGGTATATATTGTCTAGCATAATACTAATTATCTTAGTATTTAACTGCTAGAAATATATTAGGTAGGGAAGGGCACAAGGTTAGTGTTGACTACCCAGGTTTCCGGACTAAAGGATGTTGCTTCAAATCCTCTAAACAGTTGTGTTCTAAGATCGCCGGGTTGCGGCGTTTCTAATTGATAGTATCGAGTAGGATAATCTATAGCAGAATAATAGTGGAACGCTCTAGTTAAATTTTCCATCGTTATATCAAATTCAGCATCGCCCGATAACTCTCTAAGGTTATTGATATTGATATTAACAGTTCCGTAACCATCATACTCAACAACAAACATAGATCCCACACTTTGTTCGTAGCCAAAATAGTCAGCATAATTTAGTCCTTCTGTAGTTTTCCTCATATACATCGGGAATCCATCGCCTCCGATTTCTCCACTTCGATATGTACCTGCAGATACTAAAGGAATACTGTATACCGTTGACCAATAAGGGTAGGGCTGCTCAATTGTAGCTGTACCAATCGCTAAATTTCTTAGAACTGCAAAGGCTGCGCCGCCTGCTGCGTATATTGGAGTACCGTCGCCGCCTGCTCCGACACCAATGGTAAGAGTCTTAACGCCAGCAAATATATCAAAGCTAACGCCAACAACACTGTTGTAACTAGCTGCCGGACTTATCCAAGTAGATAAGTTTTTATATTGTGTATAGTCAATATTAACTGTACTTGAATTAGTAACACTAATAATATCAGACAGCGCCGAAATAGTTAGAACCGAAGTATAGGGAGTTGTTGAATTTGCATTGTTAACAAGATCAGGGTCCCAAGTGATACTAACCGAGTTACTGCCTGTAGTAACTTCCCAACCAGGATCTCCCGCCAAAGAAGTAACAATATTCAACGGATAATCAGTATCGGGAATACCGTTGAATACGGGTGTAAGGAATATAGTTTCAGTTACAGATTTGCCAAGCTCAGTTGTATTAACTATAAAGGTAGTAGTAGATGCTCGAACTTCAACTGTTTCATCGAGAACAATTTGATTTGTAAACAAGGTTACTGTGCTGATACCTGCTGTAGTTTCTATAGTTAGATAACTGGTAAAATCTCCAATGTCGGTACCATAATAGGCCAGTTCAATATTTTGCGATGCACCGGCTGCAAGAGTATAGGATCCCACAGCAGAATGCAACACAGGATAAGTCCCAGGTTGACCAAATATAGGAGGAGGAATAGAAAATGTAGGTCTGTAAGGGAAACGAGGAAACACTGTGATTGCAGCATTGCCTACATTGGATATTGTAATATTCTGTTTGAAGGGCAGTGTCCAGGCTTTTAATACTTCGTTAGTCCCAGTTCCGTATGTGGCCAGTACCTGTAGGGTGGATGTGTTACCTAATGGAAATTCAAAATCTGTAGGTGAACTA